TACTTGTGCTTCAGGAACAATTACAAATATACAATTTTTTTCTGGTGCTGGAACACTTATTACTTCTGCAGTTACCGTTTCTGGTATTGTATCAATAAATCTTGCTACCGCTGCAGATAGAATTCGTCTTTGGACAGATACTGGATCAAATGTTGTTGTAACAGTTACTAAAATTGCAAGTGCTTTAACAAATCAGTTTAGCGGAACATTAGATACCGTAACGTCAACAGGAACATATAATAGTACAAGCACATCAGGATATGGTTATTTTGTTCTTGTAGGCGGTGGCGGTGGTGGTGGTACAGCAAGTGGTTATCAAACATGGGCTGGCGGCGGTGGTTCGGGTGGCGTTGGTGGAAAAATTGTAGCCCTGAATGGTTCAATGTCTGTAACAATTGGTGCTCAGGGTAATTCCGATAATGCTGGTGGCAGTTCTACATTTGGTGGAGTAACAGCAAATGGTGGAAACGCTGGTGCACAAGTAACTAACCTTAACGCAACTCGTGGTAATGGCGGAACAGTTTCTGGAGCCGACTATTCTTCTATTGGTGGACGGGGAGGTCCTGAAACCTTTAATGCAGGTGCGGCTGCAGCATCAACTCAAATTATGTCATTTGTTAAATTAGGAACTACAGGTGGTGGAGGAGCAGGTATGTATGGTGGCGGTGGCAATGCAGGAGCAGGCTCTGGCATTGGAACTGGAGGCAATGGTAATGAAAATGGTGCTGGTAACAGTGCTAGTGGCTATGGTGCAGGTGGTGGTGGTGGTGGTTCAAACAATAGTAGTGGAACACGCCCAGGCGGTAGTGGTTCCCCAGGCGTTCTTTATGTGTTGAGATTCTAAGGAGAGATAAATGCCAATTCAATTATTTCCTGAGCCAAGTATTAGTACAGTCAATGGTCAGGCTTATACAGTTCCTGCTAGGGGAACAACATATAAATTAAATGGAACTTTTACTGGTGGTGTTTATACAATATCCTGTGTTTCAACAACTATTGCTGAAGTTACTTTTTATTATGGAACAACCCTTAGTACTGCTACAACGGTTAATGGAACTGTGACATTTAATTTAGGACAAGATGCTACTGGAGTATATGTTAAAATTGATACTGGAACAAATATTGTTGTATCTTTAGAAAAAACTGCAAATTCAGTTTCTGCTACAGGGGTTAGTGGAACTTTAGATACTGTAAATACTACTAGTACTTATAATACAACTGGAGCACTTTATATAGTATGTGTAGGCGGAGGCGGAGGCGGCGGCAGAGGTCCAAGTCTTAACGGTGGACCTGGTGGCGGAGGCGGCGGAAGCGGAGGAATTAGTTCTGGCTTTATTTATACTAACAATGCCACTAGCGTAACCATTGGTAGTGGTGGTACTAATACTGCTGCTGGTGGTCACGGTAATACTGGCGGAAGTACTTCTTTTGGTAATTATTTTTCTGCAACTGGGGGTCAAGGTGGTGGAAGTTATAGTAATAGTTCTGTTGGAGGTAGTGGTGGTTCACCATATGGTATAAATGGTACTGCAGGTGATTATGGAATTACCACAGCAACTGGTGTTTATACTGCAGTTGTAGGAAACACAACAAAAAATATTAGTGGAGGCACTGGTGGCTCTATTCAATCTGTTACTGGAATTCCTGGTGGTGATGGTGGTAGGGGTGGCTCAAATAACTTGGTTGTTGATGGCGGAAATGCTGCTGGAGTTGGTTCTGGTGGTGGAGGTGGTGCAGCCACTGGCAATATTAATGGTATAAGTCTTGGTGGAAATGGTTCTGCTGGCGTAGTTTATGTACTTCGTGGTTTTTAGTGTATACTTTATAGTATAACAATGGGGGAAAAATGAAAATAGTTTTTACAAATACTGTAGGTCATAATATAGAAGAGCCAAAACCTGCTAGCAAATTTATTCCAGAATGGTATAAAAATACAAAATCATATATAAATGATGAAAAGAAGCCAGTAGGCGACGGTACAACAGCAGCAACCATTAAACGCTGTATGCCAGTATTAGATGCTATTACTGGTGGGTATATTATTACACTACCCGCAGATGTTTATGTAAGTTTAAGAGATAATGACAAGGGCGAAAAAGAACAATTTTTTGAGTGGTCTAGTTTAGGATTAATAAGTTTTCATCCAATAGTTCAGGCTCCAGAGCATCCTTCTGTAAAACCATATGCATATCCAAAATTTAATAACCCATGGGCAATTAAAACTCCAAAAGGATACTCAACACTATTTGTACAACCATTTCACAGGGAATCAGTTTTTACCATTCTTCCAGGAATTGTAGATACAGATATTTATACTGCTCCAGTAAATTTTCCATTTGTTGTAAATGATCCAAATTTCGAGGGGCTTATAAAACAAGGAACCCCTATGGCACAAGTAATACCAATAAAACGTGATGAGTGGGCTATGGAAATTGGTGATGAGAAGGATCTTATTCAACAAAATGGTATTACTCAAAAATTGATAACAAGGTTTTTTGATAGATATAAAAATATGTTTTGGGAAAAAAAAGAGTATAGATAAAAATGTGTTATAATATATTCATACGACCTAGAGGAGGTAGTAATTAATGGCTACAACATCAAAGGCTCTGGCTAGAACATCAGCAGCCACATCCAGCACAACCCTATACACAGTTCCTTCTGCAACAACTGCAGTAGTAACCAACATAGTGGTAACAAACTCAGCATCATCATCAGCAACTTTCACAATCACACTAGATTCTGTAGACTTGTTTAAAGATGCAACAATTGCCGCTAACACAACTGCAGCATTTGATTTAAAGCAGGTTCTTGCAGCAACAAAAATTATTGCAGGATTAGCAAGTGCTATAACTGTTCAATTCCACATCAGTGGTGTTGAAATAGCATAATATAATTATAAAATAAATATACCCCCAAGGATTATTCCAAGGGGGTATTTTTTATTTAATTTTTAGGACTTACAGGGATACTTGTTGTACCATTCTTGGTACCGTGGTCCGTTCACAGAACTCCATGCTGACCAATCTTTTCCACCCTTAGTCATGTGAAATGTTATTTGTGAATTAATAACTGGGTTAAATAATTCAACATTAGAGTCAAGATCGAATTTTTCTCTACGATCAGGACCCAGTTTTCCTATCATATTTATTTGAAACACTCCATAAGAACTATCTCCAGTTTCTGAGTTACCATTAAAGGCAAAAGGTCTTCCATTAGATTCAGCCTTTGCAATTGCACATGCTGTTCTTAATTTATCACCTTTAAACCCTATAGCCTTCAATAGGTCAACTAACTGGCTATCAGTTAATTTATGAGCATTTTCATACTTTTCTAATATTTTCTCCTTAGAAACCAGAAAAGCCCCTGTAGGGGCTGGAACGACTTCAACGGAGGGCTTAGTTAATAAATTATTATCTAAAGCATTGGCAGCATTGCTAAAAGGTGCAACCAAACCAACAATAGACAGTAACCCCAACCAAACCTTTTTTTCAATGTTTCTCATTCGTGTTACCTCCTTAGAAACAAAAACTACCTTTCGGTAGTGTATTAATTATAACATGATTTAAAGATTGGAGTCAAGTTTATCAGTACCGCCGCATATTTTATTAAAAATATACTATGATCAAGTGGTATAATAATAAGATTATGGCAACAGGTGCAACCGCAAATTATGATCTTCCTTATCCGCTCTCTAGCGATCCAGTAGATATCCATGGAGATTTACAGGATTTAGCAGAGCAAATTGAACTTATTCTACCTAATCTTGTAAATCATACAATAGAGGTTAGAAATATAAGTGGTGCAACAATTGCAAAAGCAACACCAGTTTATGTAACTGGGTTTAATACAAAAACAACAATTGGAAAATGTGACTCTGACAATCTTTCTACATTCCCAGTATTAGGATTAACAAGTTCTGCAATTGGAAATAATTCAGATGGTGTTGTTACTATTTCTGGAGTAATTCTTGATGCAAATACAAATTCTTATACCGCTGGAAATATTCTTTATGTTGCGGATGGTGGAGGATTAACAGCAACACAACCAGCAACTGGTTCTGGAGCAGTAGCAATAGTAGGAAAAGCCAATGCAACAACTGGAATATTAATTGTTGGTCAGCCAAAAGGCAACGGAACATGGGGATCACTGAAAGCAGGTTTATCATAATGGCAACACTAAGATCACAACAACAAGAATCTTATTTGGTTGGTTTAAAACCACCAGAGGTTAGTTGGACGGTAGTTAGAGGAGACACAGCAGCATTTAGAGTATATGTAACAGACGATAATAAAGATCCATTAGTTATTGAAGACTGGACAATTGCAATGGAAATAAAAAGACCAAATACTAAACCTGGAGAATTTACAGATAATGCAGAATTAATTGTAGAGTTAGCACCTGCTCCAACAGCAACAGATGGAGATGGAGAGTTTACAGTTTCACTATCTGCAAATGATTCAGTTCTATTAGAGACTGGTGATATTTTTGATATTGAGTTAAGTGATGAGAGTAGGGTTTGGACGGTAGCCAGAGGAACAATGGTTATCATTGAAGACGTAACAAATAGTGAGTCGTAATGGCTTCAGCAATAATAATTGACGAAACAACACAAAGAACTAAAAAGGTTGATGCAGTAGATTATCCAATTGCAAGAATTATTCCAGTAAGTCTTGGTATAAAGATTAATGAGGTTTTGCCTTTTAGAATTAGATTTAGCACGATTGGAATAC